CAAATGACTTTAGCTAAACAACAACTATGGCTAGTAGAACAGTTTCAAGCTTATTGCAAGAAACATCATCTACCTAATGTGTCAGCGGATGATTTAACAAGTCCTCCATATAGGGGTAAATTAACTGGACAACAAATAGATTGGTTACAGACGTTTATCCAAGTTTGGGAAGTTGTAGAATACGATGTAAACCAAGATTCTGGTAATACATAGTATGTAGGTTGACTAGGTGACATTGTTATCATTAAAGCGTAAGTAATCTTTCCTTAAAGAACCGCCTTACCGCCTACACTTCACACTAAAAAGACTAGAGGGTATAAAAACCCTCTTTTTTTTTGGCTAGTCGTAAGCATCCCTTTTTTTTAAAATATAATATTGAGATTGACATTTGTTACATTCCAAAATGGTTCTTACAGAAAATGGTTCATTTTTTTTCAAATCCCTTTCAAATACAAGAGATAATTTATTATCACACCAATAACAATTCATAATAAATTTAATTGTTTTATTATTTTAGTTTTAATTAAATTATTTTCTTTTTTTCTGTGTATCTGATAACAATATATGTGCTTCGGTGGTTTGTTTATATATCTAGCTTTACCTTCTGACAATGCTTTTTTTATTTCATAGGTAAATGGCTTGTAGTTTTTATTATCATCAACAGACCTTATGGCTTTATCATGGTAAATTTTGCCGTTATAAAGTATTACCTTACTTTTATCCGTATATCCTTTATGTTTAAAATTACTAGCTTTATAAATAGTTCCATTATGGTTATAAAAAGGATCTGCATAAGAAACTATGGTTTTATAATTAGTAAATTTTTTTAAAAATTTAATTGTTTTAGCAATAAAAAAACTTTCTGTATTTTTCTTTGTATCATCTACGCAACATAACCTTTTAAGTTCTATCACCTCGTCTTCTCTATTGCCGTACTTTTGCCATGTGTTAGCCATAGACAATGAGCCATAGATAATAGAGCCTACTAAATCATTATGGTGATACAAACCAAACACATGGGAAACTCTTAATCCATTAATATTTTTAGAATAATGCCAACTTTCAACAAAATTTCTGACTTGCTGTATAGAAACAGGTTTAACAATAAAATCTTTTACATGAACACTACTAAAGTTAGTTTCTGGATCAGCTAACTTAAATAATGTTTCTTGCATATCAATTTCTACCGAAAATAATATCGTGAGGAGTCACGTTTAAATCTTTATCCCAACAAACAGTTAAAACCTTTTGTTGCATATTAGAAGGAACTAGTCCAGATTTAGACCACTTCCAAATGCTACCGCTATTTCTTCCTACGGCTCTGGCAAGTGGTCTGATACCACCAAACTCTTCAATAAGAATGTCTACTGGTGATTTGTAGTTTTTTGTGTTATCCATGTATTCTATGTTGGCATATTTCATACAAAAAGTCTATAGGTAATTTATCAATTGTTTGACAAAGGTATACATCTATGGTAATGTGTTTATTGAGGGGCATGGGTAAGCGACCCCAGAGGAATATGCTTTTTAATTTGAACCTCCCTCTTTCACTTTCCGTTAACTAATTTCTATTAACTAACATGGAACAGACCAAACATCAAATCAATTTACCAGAGTCAGAATTTCTGATGCTAATTAAAGCATACGAATCTAGACTATGGAAACATATCAAACCAATACAAAGGTTTGAAACTGGCCTTAGTATTAACCATTGGGGTGCAGAAGAAAGTCATTTAAAAAAGTTTAAAAAACTTTGGAGATGTGAGCCAACTGACTTTAAAAGTTATATGGATAACCACAACTACAGGGTTGAACTTGGTACACCTGATTGCTTAACTGACGTTGTTTACACTAAAAAGTTTAAAACTCCTTACTTGTATCGTGAATGGTATCTAACAGAGATCAGACACAGCTACAACGAGATCTATGCAAGGATTACGCAATTAGCACAGTTCATTGGATATGATTACAGCCATCTAGTTGGACAGCTTAACTTCTCAGATTTAGAGCAAGCAAGCATGGATTGGTATTTAGAACGTAATGCTAGACCACCATTAGTTAGAGGTGGTGTATGACTACGTTTATCGTTTGGGGATGCTTATGCATCCTCATTTTTATTTTCTTAAAAAATACTATCAACCATCCTTGACATGAAAAATTTTACATCAAAAACAATCCAAGACCATAAGGGTAAAAACCCTTGGCAGTTTTCAATAGATACCACTAGAAAAGCATTTTATAAAATGTTAGAGAGAGATGACGATTGCGTAGCAAACGTCTTTGATTTAGTTTTTAGTGAGTTAACTATTCCTCAAATGGAAAACATTAATGACAGTATTGATGCATCCATCTGGAAGGAAATTTATTTAGAGGAGAAAGGCCAATGAAAAAATTTGTTGTTGTTAATTACATTACTACCACCAAAGAAGTTAAAGCTGACACCAGAGAAGAAGCTATAGAAGTAGCTCTTACAATGTCACCAGATACTTTAAGTGAAAGAACAGTAGTAAAAAAGGGGGTGCAGTAATGAGATGCTTTACTATCAAGGTTTATGCCAATAGCGAATATGCTTTATCCGATAGGTTAAAGGAAATTCAATGGGACATAGACAGAACTATCTGGCCTTCTAGCTTTGGTTCAAAAAAAGTCCGCAAGCTAAAAGAATCTAGCTACATCCAAGAAGATTCAGAATTTCATCTTACTGACTATGAGTACGACAAAGAAAATCCATACTGGAGATATGGTCGCAATCAAGAAACAGTTGGTAAATGGCAAATGCAAATTGTCAGAGATGATGATTACGTTGAGTTTCAAAAGTCGGAGGAACTATGAGCCAGATAACACAAAACAGAGCCATCCTTGAATACTTAGAAAGTGGTGGCTCACTTTCAACTATGGATGCTTTAGAAAAGTTTGGTTCTTTTAGGCTATCGGCTCGAATTAAAAACTTGAGAGATCAAGGCCATAACATTCAAACTGATTGGTTTACAACACCAAACGGCAAAAAAGTTGCTCGATATTTTATTCCCGAAAAAATTCAAAAACAAGGAGAATTATTCTAATGGCTAAAAAGCACATTGTAGAAACACCAATCACAAACAAACAAGATTGGTTAGAAAACAGATTACTTGATGTGACCTCAACTGAAGTGTCATGCTTGTTTGATCTCAATCCATTTAAATCACAATTTCAATTGTATAACGAGAAAAAAGAAAAGTTTGTTGAAAGCTTTGATAATTCTCGTATGTATTGGGGAAGAAAGCTAGAAAAGTCTATAGCCGAAGGCTGTGCGGAAGAACTAGGATTTGATATAGAGCCATTTAATGTTTATATCAGCAACACTAAGACACGCATGGGAAGTTCCTTTGACTACAAAATCACAAGCGGTGATGAAGTAGGAATAATGGAGGTTAAAAATGTTGACTTCTTAGCTTATAGAGATAAGTGGGAAGATGATGGTGAGGGAACGATAGTCGCTCCACCAGTATACGAACTACAGCTACAGCACCAAATGGAAGTAGCAGATATTAATTGGGGATGTATTGTCGCACTTGTTGGTGGTAATACAATGAAAGTTGTAAAAAGAGATAGAGATAGAGCTATAGGTGAAATGTTAAGGACACAAGTTCATCATTTTTGGGATCGTATTAAATTAGGTATGCCACCTGACATTGATTTTGAAAACAACTCCCAATACTTAATTAAAAATGTGTTTAACCAAACAGATCCAAGTCTTATACTTTCCTCTGATGAAAATTTAGACAAACTAATTGATGATTACCTTACTTTAAACAAAGCACACAAAGATAATGAAAAACAATTAAAGGGATTAAAAGCACAAATTTTTGAAGCAAGTAATGGTGCAGTAAAAATTATTTCTGATAATGGAACTGTCCATTGCGGAATGACCAAAGGTAGTAAAGGAACATTTATTACGAAAGATATGGTTGGCACTTATATAAATGCCAAAAACCCATATCGCCAATTAAGAATCACACAACCAAAACCACAAGGAGCAAACAAATGAACCAAGTTTCACCAATCGTAGCCATTCAAGGAACACTTGAAAAAATGGCTCCCAAATTTAAAGAAGCATTGCCACCACACATTGATGTAAACAAATTTATTAGTGTGGGAAAATTAGCTTTAAATAAAAATCCAAAGTTACTTGATTTAGACAGAAACAGTTTATGGCAAACCTTTATGAAAGCGGCACAGGATGGTTTGTTATTAGATGGTAGAGAAGCGGCCGCTGTTCCATATAAAAGTCAAGTCAATTATTTACCTATGGTCGATGGAATCATAAAGTTAATGCATAACAGCGGAAATATTAAAACTATTTCTGTTGATGTTGCATACACAAATGATTGTTTTGAATATGAAAAAGGTAGCAATGCTCATGTAAAACATATGCCGTTATTATCTGGAGACAGAGGAGAACGTCTTGCTGTTTGGTGTTATGTCAAAACTACTAACGATGGCGAGTACATAGAAATTATGGACATGAAACAAATAGAGGATTGTCGCAAGGTAGCAAAGAGTCAAAATGTGTGGTCACAATGGTACGACCAAATGGCAAAGAAAACAATTTTAAAACGTATGGCAAAACTTTTACCAAAGAGCGATGCATTAAATACTGTTTTAAAAATGGATGATGAGACTAATTACAGAGAACCAGTAAACATAACTCCTAATCCTGATAAACAAAACAATCCATTATCAAAATTAAAAGAAGTAATGGGTATGAATGACGCAGAAGTAGAACAAGCAAAGCAAGAAATAGAAAATTTTAAAAAAGGGGAATAATGCATTATTTCTCTTTTCACATTAGTGATTACATGAGCCACACCGCACATCTTACACCGCTAGAAGACCTCGCATATAGAAGGTGCATGGACATTTACTATTTGCATGAGAAACCATTGTTGGAAGATATAGGAGAAGTGGCTCGTGAAATTAGAATGCCTGAGAACATACCCGAAGTTACCTATGTATTAAATAAATATTTTATACATAGTGTTGGTAAGGGATGGACACTTGCAAGGGCAGATGGGGAGATACAAAAATATAGAAACAGAATAGAAGGAGCATCTAGGGGTGGTAAGAGTACAGCGTTAGCTAACCGCAAGTTAACTGCAAGTCAACCACCGCTAACCAATAACCATAAACCAATAACCAATAACCATAAACCAATTAATAAGACGCTAAAGCGTCCTCGTAATGTTTCAAAAAAAACATGGGAGGATTTTTTATTACATAGAAAAAATTTAAAAAAACCATTAACAGAAACTGCATTAGTTGGTATAAAAAATGAGGTTAAAAAAACTTCTATTAGTTTGGAAGATGCATTGATTATGGTACAAGCACGAGGATGGCAAAGTTTTAATTCAAAGTGGGTAGCTAAAGAGCAACCATTATTTTCTAAAACTAATTACGGAAAGGGGGTACAGGAAATATGAATGAATGGATGATGTGTGCTGATCACAATTGGTCTAGATGGTCGCACTTACAACGAATGAATTTTTTAAGAAATTTACGTTTAAGTGTTATTGCAGAGAGAAACCGAGAAGAAAGAGAACAAGCTCGTAGAAAATATGCTTTAGAGCAATGGTTAAAGGAGGAAAAATGCTAGATAAAATTAAAGTTGTTAGACCAACAAAAGAAAAGCATTGCCCCAAGCATGGTCATTTCTTATCAACAAATTACATTGGTGATTATTGGACAGAATGTCCAGAATGTATGACAGCTAAAAAAAAGGAGGTAGAAAAACAAGAACAATTAAAATACATAGCACTTGCTAAAGAACGTGAGCAACGTAGATGGATGGTTAAAATAAAAACTGCTTTGATACCAGAGAGGTTTAAGGATCGAACACTAGATAGTTATATAGCAAAGACAAGTGATCAAAAAACTGCATTAGCTTTTGCTAAAGAGTATGCAGAAAACTTTGATCAGGTTATGAAGACAGGACGTTCTGCAATCTTTGTTGGCAAAGTGGGTACAGGCAAAACACATTTGGCAGTAGGCATTGCGTTGAGCATTATGGAACAACAACGGTCACCATTATTTACTACCGTACAACGTCTAGTTAGAAGGGTTAAAGATAGTTGGAGAACAAAAGAAGAAACAGAGAGTGAAGTTATAGAAGCTTTTGCATCACCAGATTTATTAATACTTGATGAAATAGGTGTGCAATTTGGATCAGAATTTGAAAAACAAATATTGTTTGACGTTTTAAATGAAAGGTATGAAAAACTTAAACCCAGTATACTTTTATCAAACATACCAAGGGAACAATTAGGTGAGTATCTAGGGGAGCGTGTAACAGATAGGCTAAGAGAAAATGGAGGTAAGATGATACCTTTTGATTGGGATAGTCATAGGAGAAATACATGAGTATACATAAAAATTATTCAGTAAAAAAAATAAATAATTATGAATGCCACGAATGGTTTTTAAAAAAACATTATGCAAAACGTATACCAAATATTATGAACTGTTTCGGTTTGTACAACGCAAACAAACAATTACAAGGGGTTATTAGTTATGGTTCGCCACCATCACCAAGTTTAGTTGTTGGGTCATTTAATGGTAGGTACACTAATATTTTTCTAGAATTAAATAGATTAATTGTAAACGAAAATTTAGGCAAAAATGTCTTAAGCTTCTTTGTTTCACAATCAATTCGACACCTGCCAAAACCTTGTGTTTTGGTTTCATATGCTGATACATCTCAGGGTCATCATGGTTACATTTATCAAGCAACTAATTGGATATACACAGGGCTAACAGCCAAACGAACTGAATGGAGAATGCGTGATAGTGATAAACACAGTAAAACTATTTGCGAACAATATACTTTAGAAGAAAGAATTAACAGCAATAAATTTTATGTAATAGATAGACCAAGAAAACATAGATACTTTTATTTATCTGCAAATAAAAAAGAAAAAAAAGAAATGATTTCTAATTTAGCTTATAAGATAGAACCATATCCAAAGGGTCATAACAAAAGATATGATGCGTCATATCAACCAACTACACAAGGAGTTTTGTTTTAATGGAACAATCTACTATTTTGCAAATTGCAAGATACAAATGCCAATTGGCAGAACTAGATAGGCATTATTGGTTTGAAGATTTAGATGCAAAGTTTTATAGAGTAAATTATGACCGCATTACGGCAGAGATAAAGAGGTTAGAAGAATGAATTTAACCGATAATCAAATTAAATTTGTTAATGATGCTATTACACTTAAAGTTCAACAAGAAGAATCTAATATTAAACAATTAGAACGAGAGATTGCAGTAACAAACGAGATATCAATGAAGCGTAGTCTTGAACGATGTATAAAAAACTCAAAAGTAATTATGGATGAGCTTAAAGAATTAAGGAGAATGTTCAATGATTAGTATAGTTTTAGGTTGGCCACCATCTGACTTGTCACCTAACGCTAGATTGCATTGGGCGAAGCTTGCTAAAGCAAAAAAAATATATAGAAAAGATTGTTATAGTGTTTCAAAAGAGCAATTGAAAAAATATAAATTTAATGAATTGCCAGAAAAATTAGTTTTAGAAATGACATTTATACCACCAAACAAACGTAATTATGACCGTGATAATTTAGTTGCTAGAATGAAGTCAGGTATTGATGGACTTGCTGATGCACTACGCATTAATGACAAACGATTTAATACTGTTATATCAACAATGGACACTGACTCCCTTGGAGGATTTGTCTGCATACGCATACTACAGGAGATTCCTTATGGCACGAAAGATCAAAAACCTATCCGTCAAGACACGAGAGTACAAAGATAG